GTATTCCGCACGCGTGTGTGGCAGGAAAAAACAGCTGTCATTTAATCTATTTTAGACACTAAGACATTTAATGTGCCGGTGCCTGTCGTTGCAATTGCCCACAGATCCTCACCCTCAGCTAGTGTCAGCTGTATCTTGTCGCCATTGTCTAACTGGTAACCATTAGCTGCTGTAACTCCACTGTTGCCTACATGACACTCATGCTTTGCATGTAGCCTTACATCTCGGCTTACATTATCTACACTAACTATTGATTGACTTGTTGTTGTTACTGTCACCTTGCTTGTCACTATCGCCATCTATCTGATCCTTACTCTGTAGTCTTGCACGCCTGAACCTTGCAAAGTCTTGGTGTTGCTTTATGCCTACCCAATTCTTTCTTTGATGCTCCATCTGTACACCTGTATGTGCATAGATCTTGTAACCAAAACTCCTAGCTCTCATACACCAAAGTAGATCTTCACCTATCCACTCTTGATGTAAGGGCATGTCTTGGTAATAGCACCATTTATCTCCTTGGTGTATTTGATCAGCTTCTTTTCTAAAGCGATCAAAGACGGATCTATGTACCAAGATAGCCCCTGTCCCAGCTGCATCAACCTCTATAATGCTATCAGGCTCATAGTCATGTAATGCGTATAAGCCACTATCTTCACCAAACTTAAATATGCAAGGCACCGGCTCAAGGTATGGCTCCCCCACTTCCCAACCACCATGCACCACAGCTGACACAATTGGTCTGGTCTTAGCATCTGCCGCTGCTACAAGTTTCTTAAAGTCATTAACTGTAAAGCGTTGATCTGTGTCTATCTGCAATAGCCAATCATCTGTAGTCTTTTCCATAAAGGTTGCAACTACTTGATTGCGTAAGCGACTGATCACACCTGATCCTTGCAATGATATGAACTGACCTAATTGCTTTTGAGATCTAGCTACATCTAATATGCTTGTAAGGAAGTCTGTTACTACATAACCCGGTGAGCAGATACCAATTGTAATTTTTTCTGTGTCTTTCAATGCCATCCCTTCATAAGCCAATGTGACCATGCACCACAGGCGTTTGCAGCACCAAACCTATCAGTGCCATATCTGTGTTTAAGGTATTTAATGTGCCAAGTAATTTGTGTCTTGTAGTCAGCTGTAGCTAAAAATTTTGATCGGCCTTGTGGCAAGCCATAATGTGACCCATTTTTACTTTTGGGATCCCAACGGCTCTCCATAGTCACCAATGATGTTAAACAATCATATTGATCTGCACTGTAATCTAATTGTCGCAGGTATTCCATTTGATAAGTTTTTATATCTTGTTTAGCAAAGACAGGATTTATATTTATTAGATTTATTAGTATTACAAATATTGACATTTGGGTGACTAGATTTTTAGGAAAGCCCCCCCTACCCCCCCATTTGAAAACATAAGGTAGGTAAGAGAGTCTGACACTCGGTATGACTGAGTTCCAGTGTAAGCCCCCAACAAAGCGGTTGAAACTTAACATGGCTGTCCTTCCTTTGCAAGTTATCTAATGATTGCGTGTTTTGCTTTCTCTAGCATTTGACAGGTTACACAAGGATCATCCCTCATAATCCAACTGCCACAGTTATTGCATCTCACCGGCTCGCTCATGTGCCCTTTCTAAAAGTATATCTATCAGCTCCAACAGTGGCCTACAGTGCCGCTTGGTTACAAAGTAACACTCAACCTCAATCTGTCTTTTATGATCAAAGATTGTCGCAATTGTCCAGTATTGTCTTGTTGATACCGGTATCACAAAGGTTTCTTTAGTTACTTGACTGACATAAATATAAGCAAAGGGTTTGATTATCTTTTGATCAAAGCCATACACAGTATCTACAATGACTAAGGCATATGGAAAGTCATCTGCGTTTGTAAAGGTTTGAGCAATGCTTTTGACCTCTAATACAAGCTGATCAACTACTATGTCTTTCTCATTTTTAGTTTTGTCTGCAATCTTGTCATGCGTTGTAGCAATACTAAACTCAGGCACATCAACATTAGGTACGCCATAAGACCGCAACAACTCACCTATAAATTTGTTGTACTGATGGCCTTCCGCCATAGCTTTAGGGTAGTCAAAGCTCATTGCCTACACCCACAACAGACACAGACCTTAGTGTTGCCCTCACGCATGAGTCTAGGGTCATTACAGGCTATGCAGCGGTCTGACCACTTGACAATCTCAAGCTCTACACCATTGTCTGTAAATTTTGCTTTGACCCCATGCTCATCAATCATCTCCATGTCACCCATTAACTAACTCTCTAAATACAAAGGTGCCGTCTGATTTAGCTGTACCCCAAATAGGCTGACATTTTTGACCACAGATACAGGTATAACCGGCAAAGGGTTTGCCTGTAGTTTTAGAAATACCGGCCTTATACAACATGCGCTCACCGCCATCACATCTAGCATCTCTTAAGTTTGTCACCTCTATGTATTGTTTTTCTACAGGACTGACTTGTAACAGCTCTTTATCAAGATCTGCCTTTGGCTCAACTGACCAGCTTGTAGCTCTTGCCATTGATTCTTTTGGTGCAGTCTTGTTTGATCCTTTGAGCAAGGTCAAGCATCTAGCTATACAGCTTGTGGCACAATCTTCAAGATACCACTTACGCATGTGCGCCGGGTAATCATCTCGCTCCCCCTTGGCATAATTAGTTACTGCCGGGTTTGCATCATTGCTATCTCTATACACACTGCCTTTGAATACAACAATGCCCTTATCAAGATTGATCTCTACCAGCTGTAAATCAATTCGGCCAAGCGGATAGTTATTTAGAAACCATCTGTTTAAGGTGGCTGCATCTTCATACTGTGTAAGATCTATCATTTCATCTCTCTATCAAACAGACTTACAACCTTGCCCATAAGGTAGTCATTGTCAGCTGTTAATTGATGTTTTCTTTTATCCCAGTTTTGCAGCGCATCTATAGATCCTCTGGAATAACCTTTTTTGAAACCTTTGTCATAGCCATTTTCTACAGCTACAATCCATGTCACTGTCAGTAACAGTGCTACTAAAGCAAACAAAATTATTGTAATTGCCCATCCATACATTTCAGAGTTCATACTTCACCGCTTCCTTGAACTTGTCTAACCAATAACCCTCAACCATTGCAGCTGAGAGCCTACCTCTGACCTGAGATGCACCCATAGATTTATGAGCGTATGCCCTAATCAGAGAAGCCTTTACAAAGTGTGTGCGTTTGCTATCAACATACGCACCACTCACCTTGTCATATTTAACAATTACCATGTCATCAATTTCATCAAGTCCTCTGGTAGATCTACCGGTGCTACATCATTTACTATTTTGTATGGTGTACCGCTTGGATGTATTGATGGTGGTAGGACTACATAACCTTTGTGTTTTATATCTATACCGGATATTAGTTTGCCCTTAAATTGCATAGGCTTTGGCACATAAAAATATATGTGGTAGCCATCATGTGTAGCTACAACATGTGTATTGCATCTAAAACAGCGATCCAATAACTCATAAAATTTAGGATCTCTGCATGCATTTCTAAAATCAAAATCTAATACAACCAAACTAGATTGTGATATACCAAGACCTATGTTTAGCTCTTGATCTGCAAACCATTGATCAATCTTTTCTTGATCTATTGTTGCATCTAAATAACCATGGCGTAAAAATCTTGCAGGCTCTTTAGATTGTTTTTTTAATGGCAGTACAAACCAACCCTTTTGTGCATACTCTGTAGCGTTCATGCGTTCACCTTCACCCTATCGGCATAAGCTGTTTGCCAATCAAAATTATTAGCATCATCAATTGCATAAGCTGTTTTAATTCTTGCATTATGTAACTCACTAGCTCTGTGACCAGATGGTCTTTTGCAACTTAATCCGGGCTGTGCATCACATGTAGGACAAACTAAAGAGCGTGGACAAACATCACCACGCGTTACACCATTGCACCAAGTACATTTTGTTTCTGTATATTTCATATTAACCCCCTTCAAGGTCAATTGCATTTACAAAAGCAATTAAAGCATATCCCACTGACAAATGCAATTACCCAAAGGCTTTTCCTAGCGCGGCAAAGCTGCCATCTGTGTTGAACCGGATCATCTCAAAGCTAGGATTGCCACGCTTGATCGTCATAATCACAGCCCCAGCTTGCCAATTAGCATAATAGCCGCCCTTGGCCAGATAGCGCATCTTAGAGATGTTACATGTATGACCTACCTCTATACCTACTAAAACCCTCTGTAATCGGCCATTAAAGGCCTCTGAGTGGCATGTGTAGCCCATCCTATGACTATGCCCTGCAATTACAGACCGACCCCACCTTTTTGCGATATTTAACGCGCTTGAACCGCCTACCCTAGAAAGGTTGCCCTCATCACCATGGCAGAGTACAAAGTCAGTACCCGGTATCTCATAAGGCTTTTTAGCAAAGTAAATGCCAAGATCGTCATAGCCCATAAACTTTTCATATTGTAACTCTGGTAGAGCCATCAAGCCCGGTATTTGACTAACTGCACTAAATAACCTATCACCATGATTAGACCTTGAAACTACATCTGTTTTAAGATCATACAAAATATCTTTGCAAAGATCTCGGTCAGCATTTAATGTTTGTTGAAATGACTCAGCTTTACCTTGACTGTATTTTGAGATTGTATTTAGGTCAAGCTCATCACCTACATTTAATACAAGATCAAACTTAAAAGTATTAACAAGTTTTTTTAGATTGACAATAGCCTCATCAAATTGAAATGGTACTTGCAGGTCACTACAAATTAAGTACCTTGCGTTAAATGACTTGTCGCGCTTAATCGTCATCCTCATCATCAAAAGGATTTTTTATAGGATCTGTAGGATCAACAATCCAATCCGGATAACAAGACCGATCCATAGCAAACGCTAGGGCGTTGCCCTCTGGCATACCAGCTTTGCGACAAGCTAAATAGACCTCTTGCGCCGCAATCGCCCAAAAATCTAACTTTGTTAATACAGGTTCTTTTGTGGTGCGCCGCTTTGGAGTAATCTTTTTGCGTTTGCGTTTAGTTGCCATGAGCTAATCATAAATCATAAAACACCGGAGATAGCCCTGTGGACACCTTCCTCTAAACTAATTTTTGGTGTGTAGTAATCACTCATCATTGTGGGATCACCTACGCGGTAGGCCACGCCTGCCGGCTTATCTGCCAGTATGTTAAACCTAGGCATTTTTGTAATTCCAAGAGTTTTTAAGGCTATCTGTGACAGCTCAAGAAAGGTAGTAGGCCTGCCTGTACAAATATTAACTGTCTGATTGCAATTGTTTTGAGCCATTGTGACTACAGCATCTATCACATCATCAATGTGTATAAAGTCCCTAGTAGTAGTTGCACGCCCCCATATATCAAATGGATTTGAGTTAAGTATTGCCCTTTGCATTATTGATGGAAAGGGATATGTCATATCTTGGTCAGTGCCGTAACCACTAAAGGGTCTGAGTATTAAGACTTGTGTACCCATCTCACGCAGGTAACTCATCAACATTTCACCTGTTAATTTAGCCCATCCATAGCTCATATCAGGTGCACCAATTTTCTTAAAGTTTAGATCTTTTTCTTTCAGTTTATGTTTTTTGTTCAAGGTTTGTAGCTCTGTCGGATAGGCAGCGGATGAGCTGAAATAAACTACATAAGGCTGCTCTGTGACCATGCACCAATTCGCAAACTCAGCATCAATAGCAAGATCTACAGCTAAACTTAAAGGTTGATTTTCTATCTGTTGCCGGCCACCTACAATAGCTGCAAGATGTATTACAAGATCATATTTTTTTGTTTCTAGTCTAAAAAAGTCCCGGCAATCTGTACCATTTTTCAGATCTACTAAAGTCAATTGTGCATAAGGTAAGGCACGCCTAAAGGCTCTACCTACAAAACCATGTGAGCCGGTGATCAATACTTTCATTTGAGTGCATAAACAAGATCTGCATACTCTGTAGATCTTAAGTAAGTCTGCAAGGTTAATAGATCTTCCTCATACCATTTTGGTTGATTGACCCTTTCATAACCTTCATCCATAGGAGCTTTACCAGCTATCGGGTGTAAGTGTTCAATGATCACATCTGGCAGATAAATAAAACACCCAAGATCTATTCCCAATTGTTTGACAAAGTTATCAAAATACAAATGCTTGCAACCGGGGAAGGTAATTCCCCTCAGCTCATCAACAATATCCCTAGTCATTGCAAAAGCTGTAGGCAAGTTTTGACCTTGTAAAAGATCATCACCATAGGCAATGCCGGTCTTACCTAATAAGGCTTTTTGAAAAGCTTTATCCCAATCCAGCGATCTAGGCAGGTGATCATCACCCATAAAAATGTACAGATCATAAAGAGGGAAGCGACTGTAATCAAGTAAAAGCCTTGCAGCATCATTAAGAGCTTTGGCACAGCCGCCTGTTTTATTCTCCGAAGGCAAGCATTTATAGTCTTCATTTTTTGCATACTCATCCCATTTCGGATCATCATTATCTATAACAGCATACAGATCTACAGATGCGTTTGTGCTAACAAAAGATGCGGCTAGTCTGGCCATGTTTTCAGGTCTGCCTCTAGTTGGGACTATCACGCAGCTTTTCATAGCCAAAGAGTAAGGGGTTTATTGTTTAGTTATGAGGATCTCATAGAGCGTGTCTAATTTTTGCTCAATGCGTACAACGCGGCCTTGTAAATTATGACCACCATTTTGGTCATCTATTAACTCTGACAGATAATGATTTACTAACCATCTGACTGAGGCAATCAAAGAGCCTACAATTGTCAAAAGTGATACCGATAAAGCTGCCCAATCATTAGGACTCATCAGCTGTTAAGGCCAAAATTTTTATCTGTAGGATCAAAATATCTTGCCAAAGGTGCGACTAATGCACCGGCAAGTATAGATAACTCAGGGCGTATATCTGCTACTAATGCCAAGACTGTGGTGACAGTAGCAGCGGCTATACTGCGTAAGTAAGATTTAACAATTGCTTTTTGTTTTACACTTAATTTCATTTGAGTCCTAACTCTTTTATTTTAGTTTGCACTTGAGCTTTGTCAAAGGCTATTTCAAAGTGCATTTCATCCTTACGCCTTTTGTAATTGCCACCCCATGACAAACCATATTTGACTATAAGCAATTGTATAGTATTTGATTGTTGTTTTGTAAATGTATTTGATTTACCTAGAGGGTGTTTAGTAGCGTTCAAATCTACAGCTGTACCGGATGAGTGATTGCTCAAGACTTTATCTGATCCTCTAGTCATCCTAAATGCATATCCCCAGTCATCTAATTGACCTTGATCAATAGGCTCTACAAGCTCATCAAACTCTTTACAAAAGGCAACAAGTATTGGTGCTACATCTTTGGCACATGCAATTTTTAAGGATGTGCCGGTTATAGCAAAAGATTGTATGCCTATAGCTTTGCGGTCTTCGCTAGCCGGCCAGCCATTAGGACTTGTCAGCTCAATAATTCTTGCCATCCATTACACACTATCCCCCAAGATTGTGCTATAAACCTAAAGCCCGAAGGTCATCAGTAGTTAAACCTAATGCTGCTAACTTGCCTTCGGCTGCGGCTTTGGCTTGCGCCTTTGCTTGGGCTTCGGCTTGCGCTGCCGCAATTTGTGCCTCATCAATTTCTTGCTGCGTAATTTCCTCAGCGTTTAATTCACGGTCTGTTATTTCGCCAGTTTCGCAGTTAATAATTCTTTTCATTATGATATACCTAGCAATCTGATAGTAGTGTCGTTTTGATTTGTGAAAGTATCGCTACCACTTAATCTAACAATATCAACAGTAGTAATAGCAGTAGTGGAATAAAAAGCACCAACACCAAAATATGTTTCACTAACTGCAGTAGTATTATTGAAATACCCATAACCAAATTGAAATGATTTAGATTTTGTGGCTGAAGACACATTATCAATTAAAACATAACCTTCAGCGTGTGTTTCTTTACCAGCGGCGGAAGCATTTCTGCCAAATGGCGGCTTATCTACTGCCTGATTGATTAAACTTGCTTGATTAAATCTATCGCCAGTTGTGTCTATACCAGCGTAAGCACCTGCCGTGCTATTGTTATTAAATCTTAAACCAAATAAAGTGCCAGTTGCAGAGTGTTTAACACCTGCCCAAGTTAAAAGTAATTGTTTATAAGTGCCAAAACCGCTAAAGGTTAAACTAGATAATGCACTTGCAGAAGTTTCACCAATAACTGTCATGCCACCACCCGAAGCAGTAGCCCATTTTAAACCTGTTGCTTCAGAACTATCCGCTACAAGTGTGGTGCCGTTTGCGCCCACTGCTAGGCGACTGTCGGCACTAGAGGTGCGTGTATAAAGATCACCTTTAGTAGTCAATGGTGAAGCAGTGCCAGGCTGAGTGTAATCAAACCAAATAGCAGAACTAGCAGAACTGAAATATAAAAATCCACCATCATATTGAGATACGGCTAAACTACCTGCACTATTAACAGTTGCAGAACCAGCGGTTATAGTCATTGTGCCACTACCAATGTTTTGGATTTGTACACTATCGCCTGCACTAAACAATGATGTATTTACTGTAATTGTTGTGCTACTTGCGCTGTTCATTTGTATTACAGTGCCAGCATCCGCAGCAACTAATACATAACTTGCGGTCTTTGTACTAGGTGATCCACCACCCATGGCTGTTTGCTGAAGGGATGAAAGCTGACTGGCAAGCAAAACTTGGCCAGTGGTAAATGTCTGTTTTGCCATGTATCTCCTAGTAACTCAAACTATCTTCATCAAGTAACCCATCAACGGCTGAGTCTAGCAAAAAACCCACCGCAAAGGGTTGCGCACATGAGAATGTTACAAGAAAAGAATTGGGGGTGATTTGATACTGCACCCCAGCTATAACGCTATCACTAACCACATTGCCGGCAGGTAAGGTTTGAGTAACCTGAATAGGGTTGAAAATATCAAGCTCTAAAGCCGCGGTAGTCCTTGCAGGATCAGCTTGACTATAAGCATCTATAGTCAAAGAGTTAAGTTGTATATCAACACCTTGCTCTTTGCGTGATGCAATAATCATTTGAGCCTGAGATAAAGCATCTGCCTCTGTTTGCATAATGCCAGATCTGACCCGACTATGCTGAAAATAATCATCTATGCTTGTTAAATCGCTTGCGGTCTGACTACTCAACCCAGCCGGCGTGACAGTTACTTTGTTAATCATTTGATAGTCAGAAATGTCAAACTCAACATTTTGATAGGTAATATCACCTGATCCATCAACATCTGAAAATTTTGTAAGAGCTGATCCAGAGGCGGTAATAATGTCTGACCTTGACATAAACTTAACAAAGCCTCTTTGATCAACATACAAAGCCCCGGTTTCTGTCTGCTCAATCTCTTGCAAAGCTGCAAGTAAAGATCTTGAAGCTCCAGTGTCGGCTTGTGCCGTGGTAGTAGATGTTGTAGATATATCCCTCATACCGCCCGGCCAATCTCCAGAATCAAGCAAGCTTGTAACTCTTTGTGCTGTAGTTTGTCCGGCTGTACCGCCTGTAACTGTAGTCAAAGTAGTCAGGTTTAGCAGCTGAAAACCATCAACACAATTAAGGGTTACATAGGCCGGATCAAATCCAGTAGGACTTTTGTAATTCCACTCTTGCACATAGAAAGATCCGAGGCTGTACTTAATGCTATTAAAAGATGCAGTCATGCGGATCTTACGCATAGGTTTAATTTTGCCGTATAAGGATGATGATGTATTGGCAGGATTAAATGTACCTGTCTGATCTACAAAGACTATTTTTGCACTGCCACCTATAAATGAGTCAGAGGATCTATTGAAGGCACGCCTTATGTAGCACTGAGTTACAAAAGCTGTTATATCCACAACATCCGCGGCAGCGGTACCAAGTACAGCTGTATCTAAAGGTGTTGAAGGATCATCTAGCACAAGAGCCGGATCAAAACTAGCTCCGTTGCTAAAATCTATTTCCGCCTTAAATACTGCCGCCGGCATTATCTACCTAAGTTTGCTAACTGCGTGACTGCACCGGTGCGGTTTAAGTTATACAAAACATCTTGGATTACAGATTGCAATTGACCCTCAGAGATTACAGAGCCTTGTACATTTACTACTACCTTAGTACCCATGCTGCCCATGCGATCAAGTGGGATAACAGCCTCAGCTCCAGCTTCTCCGATCATTGCAATGGTTGGACTATTTACAACTCCACCATCTGCCATGCGTTCAAGTTTGCCATAAACATTTTTAGAAACAATATCTTGAACAGCTGATACTTGTTCAGGTGTGCGTGCAAACCCACCTGCAAAACTGTATTGTGCAGGTGCTACAATGCCACCGCTAAACAATGATGCTGTTGTAGGAATAGTAATCATTTTGTATGTGTTAGCTAATTCTGCTACTAATGCTATCATTTTGCGCAATTCTTCATTAGCGGCAAACAATTGTTGTAAATAAAGCAAAACACCTGTTACTGTCATGCCCCATTTTTTAGCTAACATCTCTACTTCTTCGGTAGTTATCTGGCCATCCTCAATTACTTTGAGTACATCTGCATAGCGTTGAGCCTCATCAACAGCATTTTTTGTGCCATCTGCTAATTTTTGTAATATCTTTACGCGGATCTCATCCTCAGCATTTAACTTACGGCTTAGAGCAGCTTGAAGATTGATCTTATCAATGTCAAACATAGACTCAAGCTCTGCCTTTTTCTTATCTAATGCAGCTTGAGCTTCCCTTTCTTTTCTGAGTTTTTTCGCTTTATCTAAAGCGGCGGCGGCAAACTTATCAAACTTGGCTTGCAAGGCGGCCAATTTTTCGGCGGCAACCTTTTGTTCCTCTGTTTGCTCAACAGTTTTTTTAGAGCTTTCTGCAATCTTTTTACCATCCTCAGCTAAACCTCTAAAGCCTTCAATCCAACCGCCTAATACCGGAATAGATTTAGCAGAGCCAAAAAAGAATTTTAGAATTGGATCACTGTTAATTTTTTCACTTAACCCACTAAAAGCTTCTTGTATTTTATTAACTTTGTCAGCTAAAGCAATTACAATATAACCGCCATTTAATCCTAGTAACTCAAGTTTTGCACCAAAGACATCTGCTGCATCACTGCTACCTACAATAATTTCTGCCGCTGTAATAAATCCTTGACCTAAATTCTCTTGTGCCTCGCCTGCACTAATTTTAAGGTCATCTAGTTTTGACCCAAAAGTGCCTGTGGCTCTTTGTGCAGCCCCACCAAACTTAAGAGTCAAATAATCTGTTATATCTGCCAAGCCCATTTCTTCGGCTGTGACTGCGTTAAAGCCAAGACCTAGCTGACCTAAAGCTCTAAATTGTCCTCTGTTTGCCTTACCTAGAGCATCTGTGACTGAAAGTAAATCAACTCCACTTCCTTTACTTGTGTCAATGGCAATTCCCAATAAATTTTGCGCTTTACTCAAATTGCCGGTTGATATGATCAAACCATTTAAGGCAGGCGTTAATTGATCCTCAGTAATGTTTGTAGCTGTTTGTAAATCAGTGATAAAAGTTTTAACACTAGCTAAAGACCCAATTTCATTGATTGAGCTAAGGGATTGCTCTACAGATTTGTCTAGTCTTTCCTGCTCAAGTGCAGCTCTCACAGATGATTTAGCAAGTCTGTCAAGAGCGTACGCAGAGGCAATACCGGCGGTAACCAAGGCGGCTTTTGTTGCAAACTTACTTGAAGCTATAACCTTGTCAAAACCTTTAAGTTCTTTAGTAGCTCTTTGCAAACCCTTTTTATCAAACTTGGTAAGGAAGTTAATTACAACATTTTGACTGAGTGCCATTAGTTACCCCTAAATGTTTGAGCAAGATATTTGTCAATAACTGCCCGGATGCCGTTTAGAGCCTGCTCACCTTTTTCAGCTGTAGCTTTGTAAATAACTCTTTTGCCTTTGCCATCTCCGGCAATTGCGCCATGAGCTTGTGAAACTTTGCGGATAAAACCTTCACTAGCATTAGGGTTACGGCTAACACGCCTTGTCTTGCCTCTACTCCTAGCAGTACCGCCGCCTGTTAATTCAAAAATTATTCCCGGCACTGATTTATTTACTAAGGCTAATGCTGTTACTTCAAAGTCAGTACCTCTACCTCTTTGTACTTTAACCTTTGCACTTGTTATTTGTATGCCTGCAACAGCATCCGCTTGTGACCATTGCCATCTGGACTCATTTGTTTTGCCATAGGTGCGGCCTCTGTGGCTTTGATCAAAAGCCCATCCCCATGTAGGTGGATAATAAGGTTTAGTGTCTCTCCAGCCGGGAAATACCTCAGATGGAATAAAACTCTTAGCTAGTTTTTCTACAGGCTTTATTTGTTTGCGTAATTCTTTCTTAAAAAGTTTTTTTGTGTCAGGGTTTATATCTTCTATTTTTTGCATGAGTTCATCAAACCCTTGTACATAGACAGCCTTGAGAGATCTATCGGACTTAAGCTCTGCCACTATCTCCGCCTGACTGTCCCTTTTGTTTTTGCATCTTGCTCTATCAATATTGCTTTGATTGCCATATAAATGGCCGGATCAACCTCTAATAAATCTTTAGGGCTAATACCAGTCCTTACCGACACAGAGGCAATCTCCCATATTTGACCATGCCGGTCTAGCCATTTTTTGCTTCATACAACAAATCAACATCTATAAATTGATTGATGTAATCATCACCGAAAGCTAGTTCAGTCTTGCCTAAATCTTTTTCTAAACGCCAAGCAAGCCACCACAAATCAGATTCCATTTGTAGCTCACCTAATCTCTTACGCCATCCAGTCTTAAACTCAGCCTCAAAGGCTACTTTGACAGATGGCGTAAGATCATAAGTAATCTTTTTGCCGTCTTTCTTTGTTATTTCAATCTTGTGCATGTCCCACCTTTTCTACTTAGCTTGTAGCTTTTGTTAAAGCTGTTACTGGAAAAGTTACACTTGCCAAGGCTGCACTATCTGTAGATCCTGCAATGGGTGTCCATTGTGTGATCAAACATGACATGCTGTAACTTGGATTTGTAGCGGTTACTGTGCCGGTTACTGGTATCAATTTGATTGCCAGTTTTGACCCGATTGCATCTTCAAAAAGAGAGTTCACTGAGGCTGCCGCAAAATCATTAAAGATCTCCATACTGATTGAAGACACTTCAATGCCACCAATCATATTTTGTACAGTGTCGTTCATGGCTGTGATAGTCACAGCCTCTACTTCGCGGTTAAGACTTACAGTGCTGACAAATGAAGATATGGTTGAGGTACCTACAATGACTGCTACTTTGTTACCCATAAATATGGCCATATTTTTCCTTTCGCTAACCTATCAATTCCACTGAATACTGATAACTTAGGTAATCAATACTAGCGGATGTTATTGTGCCGGGTGATGCAGACACAACTCTTAAAGTTTGCACTGCACCGCTTAGTGTTTTATCAGCCTCAATAGCGGCTTTAATTGAGGTTGAACCGGATGAGCTGAGTAGCCCATCCAATCTTGATTGCCCATCTTTTTCACTCATGCGACCAACCATGACAATTATGTTGCAGGTTGCAGAGTCAAAGCCTCTGTTAAGTGTGTAGTCATAATTCATTGACAATTGACCAATAACTGCAAAAGCATTATTAGTAGGCACATTTGTAGAGTCAGGGACATAATCCATTACACGCAAACCGGTAATAGCTGTAAGAGCTGTTTTAAGATTTGTCCTTACTGTACTTGGCACCATTAGGCAATAGCAATCTTTTGATATGCCCTAATCATTTGTGATACATCTCTGCCTACTGGGGACATGCGGATCACTCCTAAGTCACCAAGACCTAATACACCGCCCGGTGCATCTTTGCGCTTGTATAGATCAGCTGTTAGGATTAAACAAGCTACATTGACATCACTGGGTACAGATGGCCAGCCAAACTTAGCTGTGACTTGTACACCGGGGCGTAAGCCGTTTTGTGTCAAGCCGGGAAATATAGGCCATGTTTCAGTATTAGAAACCATAGTCAATTGTGTAAAGGGTCTGCCTAAAGCTGAGGCTGTAAGCGGATCCATAATAAAATCTGTGTTCAAAGTTAGTGTTTTTGTGTAGGTGCCATTGCCGGCTTCATCTACTTTTACAATAAGACCAGTGGTACTACTTATGTCATCTGTATAAACAAAAACATTTGAGTAAGCTCTGTAAGTGCGTGTTGTAGCCGAGGTGTCAGCATAAAATCTGCGATTGGCAATTTTATCAATTGAGCGTGATGATGACTCCACTAATGTTTCAAGTAAAGTGTCATCTGTTGAGTCTGAAATAGACAAGTAAGCTTTGATCGCTACCAGTGTTGCGTAGCCGTTTGTTATAGCCATGGTTGGTATCCAAAACCTAAAGTGCTCTGGGACATTAAGCAAACTCCAATTCTTAAATACCAACCATAGTTAGGATCTAAGCCCCTTGGAAGGGTAAGGGGCTTAGAAACTTATTGCTTAGAAGCTTGGTGCGGCCAAGCCGGTGCCGTTAATTTGTGCAATAGCACCTGCATATCTCAAACTTGTGAAAGCTGACATACCAAACATTACAATGTTGATTGCAACCTTGCCATTTGGCTCTTCAAACTTAACATAAGTTGGTGAACCAGTTTCTTCCCAAAGGTGACACTCATTAAGATCAACCACAAAGATTGTATCTTGATTTGTGCTAGCGCCAATATTTGTTGCAATGTTAGCATCTGTAATAATTGGCAAGCCAAGTATTGAGTAGCCACTGTTGCCGTATGGCGGTGTGCCATTGCCTGTACCAATTGCATTGATTGGGTTATAGGCGTTTGGTACTACAAGTGGGCGATTTGAACCATCTACTCCAGCCAATAGAAAACCTAAGCGGCGTGGATGCATGATGATTGCATTTGGATTAGCATAGATTGTAGATTGAATCTGTTGGATGCTATCGGCAATCTTAGGATAAAGGCCGGCCACTGTACCTGTAGTAGCTGTGTAAGTTACCAAGATACCTGTTGTCATGCTCTTTAGACCTAATGGTTGTCCATTTGAACCTGATCCATTTAGAAGCGCATCATCAAGTTTTGTGTGATAAGCGCGTAACAAGTCTGCTAATACAATGTTTTCAATGTTGTATCCGCGTAGTAATGCTTGCTTTGAAATGCTGTTTTGTCCAGCAATTGTGTTCACATTTACTGTGAGTGTTGTATCATCTGGATCTGTGCTAACTGCGGCAGTGTTTTCAGATGTTTGATATGCAACGGCAGTACCAGTTGTAATACGGCTGATAACTACTGACATACCCTGTGCAGGTAGTGGATGTTTGCGTGCTGCATCTGCAAACGGCCTACCGGCGCGTGATAGAGGTGCATACAAATCAACTAGATATTGAGGTACTACAAGGCCTGCAAAATTGCCTGAATCTGATGCACGCTTTTCAATTGCCATTTCTTTTTGATGGCGTTGAATACGCTCGGATGCTTCATAGTCATTTGCGAATTGTGCTTTTAGTGCGTCACCTAAGAATTTATCTGCGGTGCGCTCTGAGTAAGTTAGTTCCTCTTTTGTGACAGTGAAACCACCGGCGCGTGTTTCTTTCTTTGTATCTACATTGGCATCAACCTTAGCTGCTAGATCAGCGGCTTTTTGGTTGCGCAGTTCAATATCTGACATCTGCTCAATTCTTTCATCTAACTTTTTGACTTCAAGGTTTAGTGCCTCTACATTGGCAAGTTCAACCTCTGATAGATCGCGCATCTCATCTGCTGCACGCTCTACTGTTGATGAAATAAGAGCAGTCTTTGTTTCACGCTTCTCACGCAGAGAGGCTAGAAATGTATTTGACATTTTTCTCCTATAAATTAGTTTGGTTTGTGAGAAGGTGTGACTCGCTGCAATACAGGGTCAGGTGTTCTACTCTTTATATTATATCTGTTTTTTTAAGTTTTGTAATATTTGTACAGCTGTGTTGTATCTTGGTTTCTTCTCTTCATCTTCATGATAATCTCTATCTTGGTTTGCTATGTTTTCTGCCCAAGACTTACCGGCATCACCGCCCCACAATGCCCACGCAATTCTGCCATTTGAAGGGTAGCCATCTTCTCCAGGGCTAAAACCCTCAGCTTGTTTATCTACTTCATGTCTTGCAAAAAAAGATACCATGCGATTGACTGTTTCTAAAGGCAAGTCTTTGCCACCTGCAATATCTCTGCCTCTAGCAATACCTATCTCAGTACCACCTCTGCCAAACTCTCTACGCCAATCAAGTCCTCTTTGTGCCTCTGTCCTCATTGCAGCTGTAGTTGTAAAACTCTCGGCTCTATCTTGATTTTGCACTGCCCACCTGTTGCAGTAATAATCTGCCTGTACATTGGCTTCCCATAAATCACAATAACCTTGCTCATAAAAATAACAGTTTGCGCAATTGCGACCCTCTGGCACATCTTGACTAGATGCCGGTCTGTAGTTTTGTGGTACCTCTCTGGTACCAAACTCTGAAATGTTTATCGCTGTTAATTGATCCTCAGCCTGAGCTTGAGTTTTGTGACAGCCTATTAGCTCATTGTTTTCATCTTTGACTACTGCAAAACCCTCACAGTCAGGATGATTACTTACTACGCTGTATGGCATCTAATATCTTTCTAGCTTCATCTAGTCTAGGTGTAACTTGAGGCGCACCTTGTCGCACTCCGGCAACAGCGGCCATATCTCCATAAGCTCCAAAGGTTACAAGTGATACCTCAGCTAGATGCGCCTTGATACGCTCCATCACACCATCTGGCCTTTTGCGGTTTTTGATTGGCATAAAGCCAATAGATAATTGATCTAGTGCGCCATCTCTTACTAGCTCTAAAGCTTCATCACCTTCTCTTGTTTTAGAAATTCTAAACTCTGCATATAAACCTTCATCTGTTTCTTTCAAGAGCGTGGCTCTACCTAATACATTGTTTTCGCCATGACCGCGCAAAAGTTTTACTCTATGAGGTGCGCGGATAACATCTGCAAAAACACCTTTTCTAAATATCTCAGTGATTGTGCTACTTATGCGCTGCTCTTTGTTATATGGCACTGCCATGCCATAGATAGTGCGCCCATCACCATCTGCAAGGCGTAATTCAAACTCAACATTGTAACGCCTGTTTTCTATATCATTGCTCATTGTCAGTTACCTCTTGTATCTGTGCGGTTGCATTTGTTTCATCATCATTTTCCCCTACTTCATAATCCATTGACTCAAGGTTTTCTCTATCTCTCACCTCATCAACAGTTAGAAATCCGCTTGACAATGCTGTTGCGTAAGCTGCGTATCTACTAGCGGTATCTGTCTTTAACATAGTGTCATACTTAAACTTGGCAACTTGTCCACGCACTAACAAATCAGAAAACGCGGCTTCAATTCTTTCAGCTATTGGTTGTATTGAAAATTTAATGAGCTGCAAGTTTTCCTCTTCAACATTGCTATAGGTACGGCTACTGTTTGGTGCGCCTAAATAGTAAGCCGGTATTCCAAGGATGTTAGCGGCCTCTGTAAGACCGGCTGTTTGTGCCTCTACTAATTGACTTTCAGCTGCGTTACTACTTAATACCTCAAAGTCTGTAGATGCGTTCATAACTACTGGAGATCTATTGCGTGATGAGTACATTGACATCCATGCAGATTTCAGAGCATCCGCTTCCTCACTTGTAAGATCTGGATTAGCTGATTTAATTACAGCTGTTGGATTTACTCCGCCATCAAAATATCTTGCAGCATATTCATTGATTGCAATTTCTTTGCCAAGTGATTGTTTTGCTACGGCTAAGATACCTCTACCTACAATGTCACCCGGCATTGTAAAATTTTTAATGTGGAAGATCTCTGATCTATCATAAGTTTTGTCATCAATGCGATAAACAATCTTGCCTTTATCTCTTGCAACCTGTACGCGATCAGGTGACACAGGATAAAGACTATCCGGATAACCATTAGCCCCAGCCTCACCTAATACGGCAATATAATTACCATCCATCAAAAGACCAGCGGCCATTGCGGCAATTGTTTCCATGCGTGTTTCTGTTGGATTAGGCCGCGCTAATATGTTTGGCTTTGGCATAACTTCTCTACCATTGCGATATGCGCAAAGATCTAATGCACCAATAGCATCTGCAATGAGTGAGATACCGCGATAGATTGCAGGTATGCCTAACGCAGTGCGACCATCTACATAAGTGCCTGCATAATTACCTTCAAAAAATCTACCGACTCTACCAAGTGAATCTACATAACCGGATGCTGTATAAGCTATGCCGGGTTGTATCTGCCTCTTTAGTAGCTTGCCAAGCATTATTTACCTCTAACCTCTAAAGCAATGCCGAATAAAATTAAAAATACGCCGCCTAATAATACTCCAGAAATCAAGTTAAGAGATGCGACACCTAAGACTAACAGTAAAGATCCTGAAACTTGTAATATTGTTGATAAGTATTTCATTAGTACATCTTACTCCTCACCACTGGTCTTTCCTCTATTTTGGTCACTACTCCATAGCGTGCCAGTGTTACCGCTACAAGTGGTGTGATGTTTGTTGTACTTTGTCTATTCCAAGCCCATGAGTCACCCAATGGTCTTTTTGTTGATCCCATGATTGCAGCTCTTAGGTTTGGGTCATCTATATGACAAATTGTCCTAGCTTGTACTGCATCATAGAAAGATCCACATGCTCTTGCATAATCACGCAGATGTATAGCCATAACGCCTATCTCTTGTTTTTGCAGCTCTGCTATTAGAGATGCTGCCGGTGAACCTGTGTCTATGACTACCTTAGTCTTGTATTTTTCACACAACTCTACAAGCTTTGGCAATACCCATGATGTGCCCTCTTTAGACTCTATAAGTTCAACAGGTGTATAGCCTAAGACTTGACCTGATACTGCAATAGTAGCTCTGTCGCGCTCCCTAGATATATCAACACCAAAGACCACATTGTTGCCAAGGATAATGTCAGTCCTAGCCAAACCATCCCAAACCTCTGTACTTATCACTTGCACTGCATCTTTGGCAGGCCACACATTAAGCCACTCTTTTGTAAATATCTCTGGACTGTTGGTTTGTGATGCCTCTTTGACCGCTTCAAGTAATACACCCTTTTCTTCATGCAAGGATGGGATTGCTTGGTACCACACATTTTGATCCATATAATCAAAATCATCTGACAAAGGTGACCACTCAAACCAAGCTAGTTTGTTTGTAGGATCTGCTATCTCTCGGTGACCCAATTCTCTGTAATGCTCTAATAACTCTGATTGCCCCGGAATACCGGCATTAGACATTATCCATAACTGCCCATTGCGCTTTGTTGCCAGTGTAGGTTGTAAGTTTGCTATCAAAGACAATTGATGCGTAAGTGCCTCATCAATCACCATAAGGTTAAGACTTAAACCGCGTGCGCCTTTGTCATTAGGTGTGACAATGCCATAGGTAGATCCATTGCGCATGTAAATCTTTTCATTGCCATTTGTTTTACTCACTCTTGCAATACGCTTTGAAAACTTTGGCGACATCATAAAGCTTAATAAATGCTCTTCCCATTTAACTTTAGCCATGTTGCGGTCTTGAGCTGTATATGCCACATGTCTTTTAGATTGCAATAACTCATAAGCAATGCGCGTTTCAATTAACTTAGACTTACCAGACTGCCTACTAACTTGAGCTGCAACAGTCCGGTATTTATATTGGCCATGTTTGTTTTTTTCTAAACCCACATCACAGACATAGCGTTGCCACTCAAATAAGCTGTAACCTAATAGATCTGCGACAATGGCCATATTGTCGCCATCTGTTTCACAGCTCTCATCTCTTAGTGATGCCCACCGAGGTGGACACTTATTTAAAAATGTCATCTGCCTCTGGCAAGCCGCAATAAGTCCAGATCTCTCTAAGCTCTCTGGATATAGATGGGATGGTGTGCGTATTCTCGCCTGTCTTCTCAATAAGATCCCACGCAGTAGCTAGACCAAGTAAAGCCACCTGTGTTACACCATCAATATCTTTGCGACCCTTCAAAGCGTTAATCATTGCAGCTGTATGTCTGCCGGGTGCGGCCTTACCACTTACGGCTGTTTTTGATGGCTTTTCTTTTTTTGTTGCCATAGATCGCCCCCTTGGAATAGTTGCAATGTGCGCACGCAGGTCTTAGAGTACCAACCCAAAGCTCTGGAGATGGGAAGGTATCAATTGGTGGATCATGGTCAATAGTTGTAGCAGGGGCTTTTTTGCAGTAAAAACAGGCCGGTTGAGTAGCCAAAATAATCTGCCTCAATCGCTTGTAATGAGCGTTGTATTTTCTACTTTTAAGAGTTTTCATAACAAAATTGTTATCTTTTTTTTGCCTTTTGGGCTTGCTTCGGGGAGAGAGATTCGCAGCAC